ATAGGGACGGGCTGAATAATAATCATTATAAACCGTTGGAATGGTGACGGATTGCCGCCTGAAAGGAATGTTGGCTAATGATTATTATTCAGCCCGTCCCTATCACTGCGGCAATGCTGACGGCATCTAACGTCCCTGAGACAGATGCCCCTGCTTGGACGGCTGGCACTTATACAATTGGACAGCAACGCATTTATGACCATCGTGTCTATGAGGTGATTGTAAGCAGCACGACTGCCCGTCCTGACATTGGTGCAGTTGCAACACCACCTACATGGCTAGACCTTGGGGCGACCAATCGCTTCAAGATGTTTGACCAAGTTATCAGCACCCAGACAGTCTATGCCGCTGAGATTGACGTTGAAATTACGCCAGCGGCAGTTGTCAATTCTGCTGCATTTTTTGGAATGTTGGGTAGCTCAATCACGCTCACAATGACCGACCCAGTTGACGGGCTGGTCTATACTGAAACAAGAAGCCTACAAGATAACACGTTAATTATTGACTGGTATCCTTACTTTTTTGAAGAAATTGCTTATTTACCTGACACCGTTTTTCTTAATCTTCCTGCATATGGAAGCGCGACATTAAACGCTGTAATTGATGGCGGTGCTGGTAATGCAAAGGTTGGTGAAGTTGTCATTGGTAAACAGCGTAGGATTGGCGTTACCAATTTTGGCAGTAGTGTTAGCATTCTAGACTATTCAATCAAATCTACTGATGATTTTGGCAATACAATCATTGTGCAGCGTGCTTATAGTAAGCGTGCGGATTATGACGTTACGGTTGAAACTTCGGCTGTTGCTGCCGTTCAGAAGGCGCTTGCCGATATTCGCACAACACCGACTGTTTTCGTTGGCGATGAAAACCGACCTGAAACTGTAGTCTATGGATTTTACAAGCAATTTAATATAGTGCTATCTACACCGAGCATATCAGATTGCTCCATTGAAGTTGAAGGATTGGTATAATGCCCGCACCACAGATTTCCCCGCTTCCTAATCCTCCATCTCGTTCGCAATCACCTGAGACATTCAGCGCAGATGCTGATGCCTTTCTGGGCGCTTTACCTGACTTTCAGGAAGAAGCTAATGACCAAGCTGATTATTTAGATGCGTTGGCAATTGCGGTTGATGCGGATGCTGTTGCGGCTGATGCTGATGCTGCGTCTGCCCTGTCAAGTAAGAATGCCGCTTTAGCATCTCAAACTGCCGCCGCTGTATCTGCTGCCGCCGCTTTGGTGAGCGAAAACGCTGCCGCTGCAAGTTTTGATAGTTTTGATGACCGCTACCTTGGTGCAAAAAGCAGTAACCCAAGCGTTGATAACGATGGCGGTGCGCTTTTGACGGGTGCGCTTTATTTTAACACGACATCAAACCAAATGCGCGTCTATAATGGCAGCGCATGGGAAGCTGCTTATTTGCCAGCCTCTGCGTATGTCCAAGGCCCAGCATCAGCCACGGCAGACAATATCGCTTTGTTTGATGGCACAACGGGTAAGGTGATTAAGGATGGCGGCAGTCTGTCGGCCTATGCGCCTCTTAGTGGCCCAACTTTTACAGGCACTGTCGTTTTGCCATCAACCACAAGCATTGGCACAGTAACATCAACCGAAATTGGTTATTTGGATAACGTCACAAGCGCAATCCAAACGCAGATAAATGCCAAGTCTGACATTGCATCACCTACCTTTACTGGCACTGCTACAACTGCAACGCTTGATGCCCTTGGTTCGGTTCGCAGTAACATCACAACCGTGGCGGCAAGTGCAGTAGACTGCTCTTTGGGCAACTACTTTATTAAGACCGCATCTGGCGCTCTGACTTGGACTGCTACCAATATCCCTGCCACTCGCGCCTATAGCTTCATTCTTGAACTTACAAATGGCGGCACAGGAACACAAACTTGGATGAGTGGGATTAAATGGCCCACAGGAACAGCACCAACACTTGTTGCCTCTGGCGTTGATGTGCTAGGCTTTATCACTGATGACGGTGGAACCACTTGGCGCGGCGTCCAACTTATGAAGGATAGCAAATAATGTTGGATAGAGTTTTTCTAAATGGCGGCTCTGGCGGCGGTGGATGGATTGGTATTCTTACATCTGGACAAATTGACGAACCCAACGGCATAACCTTGGATAACGATAAAAATATTTATCTCAACGGCTATACAACTAACCCAAGCACCCCTTATGGTTATGCTGTTATTAAATTAAGCAATCTTGGTGTAATACAATTTCAGAAAAAACTTTCTGTTAGTTATAATGCCTTTGGCTCCAGTGTTACTGTCGATAAAAATAATAATAGCCTTTATGCTATCGGGTATGCCTCACTAATTGGAGGAAGCAGAAGCCCAGTTTTGGCAAAATATAATTTGTCTGGAACACTTCAATGGCAGCGCGGTTTTGACCAAGCTTCAAGAGATGTATACACATCAGGGGTTACAACAGATAGCGGCGGTAACATCTATTTTTGCGGCCAAGGCCCTTGGACGGGAAATTCAAGTTACGATACAGGATATTATTCAAAATATAATTCTTCTGGAACTTTCCAAGTTATCAAAAACCTAAAAGTCTACACCAACGACCAAGTGCGTTCAGATGGCATGGCTTCTATTAAAGTTGATAATAGCGGGAATATTTTTACCGTAGGTTACACTTCGGACTATAGGCCACCCAATTACTTTCCAAGCCGCTATCCTAATACTTGGAATTTTATTGTTACGGCGAAATTTGATAGCGCAAACAACCTTTTGTGGCTTAAAAAACTTATGTCAGGGCCTAACGCTTATGGGAATGATAATGCGTTAAACAGTAGTGGCGATATTTATGTTGCAGGTCAAACAGGCTATAGTGGCACAACTCAATGCCTTCTTTTGAAATATAATACTTCTGGTTCTTTGCTATGGCAGCGAGAACTTGGCGACCCATCAAAAGACCAAGGGTGGCAAAAAATTGCTATTGATGGAAGCGGGAATGTTTATTGCGCTGGCTATTGCAATGTTACTAGTGATGCCGACATTCTTTTAGCAAAATATAATTCGTCTGGGGCGCTGCAATGGCAACGCAGATTTGGACGTAGTGGTGCTGGTGATTATTGTAATGGTTTAACTGTAGATAGCGATGGAAATTTGTATTTTTGCTCAAGCATTTCAACTAACAATGGAGATATGTTGGTTGCTAACTTGCCATCAGACGGTTCTGGAATGGGAACATATAGCGTAAATGGGACATCATTTACTTACGCTATTACTTCTTTAACAGATACCACACCTACTTATACTCATGACGCAGAAGCCTTTGCTGCTGGCGGAAACCTTAGCAATACTGGTCAGCAAAATACAAATCTTACGGATGGAAACTTATCTCTAACTTCAGTGGTGACCCAGATATGACTTATGCAAAAATTGAAAACGGCGCTCTTGTTGAATATCCTGTCGCAGAAGGTGACATTCGTCTGCGTTATCCAAATTGCAGCTTCCCAACTCCGTTTGTTGCGCCAGACGGGTATGAGCTTGTTCAGCAAACCCAATTCCCTGCTTTTGATTACACAAAGAATATAAGCGAGGGGATGCCACTATTGATTGCTGGCGTATGGACGCAAAATTGGGTTGTGACAGATGCAAGCCCATCAGAAATTGAGGCGCGAACCGAGCAGCAGTGGATGTCTGTTCGGGGTGAGCGCAACACTCAACTGGCTGAATGCGATTGGACGCAGCTTCCTGATGCGCCGCTGACTAACACTCAGACAGCAGAATGGGCTACATACCGTCAAGCGTTGCGGGATATTACAGACCAAGCAGACCCGTTCAACATTACTTGGCCCGAAAAGCCTGAATAATGGCCGCTCCTGACGTTCTTTCGCTTAAACTAGAAATGCTTCACAGCGATGTTGTGGAGGTTAAAACTGCGCTCAATAAACTGTCGGAGGCAATCACCAAATTGGCACTGGTTGAGCAACAGCAAACGCAAACGGCTGAAGCATTAGAGCGTGCATTTAAGACTATCTCTAAAATTGATGACCGCCTGTCTATGCTAGAAATGGCCGCACCAAAGACAGCAGAAACGTCAGGCTGGATGGACAGGTTCATTCTCGCCATCATTGTAGGCGCAATGGGCTTTCTTGGAACTAAACTAGGGGCGTTATGATATGCCGTTAATTAAAGGTTACTCATCTAAAAGCGTATCCACAAACATTAAGCGCGAAATGAAAAGCGGCAAAAGCCAAAAGCAATCCATTGCCATTGCGCTATCTGTTGCAGAAGAAGCCAAAAAGAAACGCAGAAAGCGTTAACCCCAGATGGCGTAATATATCACATAAAGCCAAGCGCAAAAGCCGTGAAATATAGCCCACATAATGCTTTGGTTAACGCTCCAACTGATAGCCACAGCCAAGCTTGCGCCAATTATTCCAAACCATTCTGCCAATTTCATTGTCTTGCCTTTTGCTAATACAGACTTTGTTGTGTATAAATTAAATTTCTGCTACGGCAATGAGATATTGTCATGGTGAGGCATTTATGAAACTAGCTCTTTTATTGCTGGCATCAATGGCCTTAATGGGCTGTCAAGACCGATACCGTTATGATTGCCAAGACCCTGATAACTGGCAGGAAGCGGAATGCAAAAAGCCCAAGTGCATTGCTATGGGTTATTGCACCGAATGGCTAATTAGAACTGGCGAGGCTGAAAATGCGGCCCCCTAAATACTGGTCACCTGAAGAACTATTGCGTTTTATCGTTGGCGTTGTGCTGTCGTTTACGTTGATGTTTATCGTGGCAACTGTGCTATACTCACTAATATTTGTTTCACAGCCAATGGAAGGTCAGTCTCCTAACGATGCTGAATTCTTTAAGCTCATAAATCCGATAGCTACGTTTATCGTAGGTGCATTGGCAGGACTTATGGCTGGGCAAGGTAGCGGCTCAATAAAGCCCAAAGAAAAGGAGATTAAACAAGATGAACTTCCTGAATAATTTTGAAAGCACTCAAGAAGGTGTCAACGATACCGTTGAGTTTGTCATTCGCGTGGCTATTGTCACCTTGTCTGCCGTTATCCTTGTGGTTGTTCTCGCGCTTGCCGTTGGCCTGTTTGTGTCAAATGACGTTGTTAGCAGCGCAGCTATCCTTGAAACGGTCAACCCCGCCTTTCAAACAATTATCGGCGCTCTTGTTGGGCTGCTTGGTGGCTTGAGCCTTAACGCCAATGCGCGTGACAAGGCAGGGGCTGTTGAGCCTGAAGAACCTACACCAGAGCCAGAAGTCGGTGAGTATAATCCCGTGCCGTTTGTTCGACCTGCTGGGACAATTTTCCCTAATGACGACATTGAAAAAGACGAAGACGAAGATGACGATATGGAGCCTTGGGAAAAGTATCGCAATGACTTGCGCTATGATGCCAATGGTGATGGCGTAGTTAATGAAGATGACTTTCCAGATTGGCGCAATGCTGGTGGCGTAAATGGCGGGTGACCTCTCTACCGTTGAGCTAATTGGGCAGCTTTGGCCTCTTGTTCTTGCGTTCATCACGCTGGTTATCATTCTCGCCAAAATGGACGTTCGCCTCGCCGTGGTTGAGGAGAAAATCAAGACGCTCTTTGAGCTATGGAATAATCGGAAGGACGATAAATGAGCCTTGTAAACCTTCAACAAAAGATAGGAATAACAGCAGATGGTGCGTTCGGCCCTACAACATTTAAGAAAGCTGCGGCTTTCTATAAATTATCGCCTAATCGTGCAGCGCATTTCTTCGCTCAAACAGCGCATGAAAGTGGCGGCTTCAAAGCTTTTAGCGAAAACCTTAACTATGGCGCGAAAGGTTTACGCAGCATCTTTAGGAAGTATTTCCCGACTGAAGCAATGGCTAGGGCGTATGAACGCCAGCCAAAAAAGATTGCTAATCGGGTATATGCAAACCGCATGGGCAATGGTGATGAAGCGTCTGGGGACGGGTGGAAATTCCGAGGACGGGGGGCGCTCCAATTAACTGGAAAATTTTCGTATCAGGCATTTGCTGATTACATTGGCCGTCCTGACATCATGACCAACCCAGACATTGTGGCAACCGAGCTTTGCTTTGAGAGCGCCCTTTGGTTTTTTGACCGCAACAAGCTTTGGGGCATCTGCGACCAAGGCACAGGGGACGGCGCAATACTTGCGTTGACAAAGCGCATTAACGGCGGAACGCATGGCCTAGATGACCGCAAGTTGAAAACAAGGAAGTATAAGCAATGGCTTTAATTCCTAATCCAGTAATGCTTTACGCATTAGGCGGCGCTCTTATTCTTGGTGCAGCCTCTGGCTACAAAGTCCGTGATTGGCAGTGCGATGCAGCTTTTGCAAAGGCGCTGGAAAAGGCTGAAAAGCTGCGTGTCAAAAAACAAGAGGTAGTAGACAATGTTTCACAAACCTACGAATCCGAACGAAATCAAGCCGATGTCGTGGCAACCGAACGAACCAACACCATTCGTGAAATATACAAAACGGTTCCTGCCATTGCTCCTGATTGCTCTGCTCCTGATGCTTTGCGCGGGTTGCTCGAAAGCAGTGTCCGTGACGCCAATGCCACTGCCGCCAGCGAACCTAGCGTCAAAGTGCCAAGCACTGCAAAATCCACCAATGGTATTGATTGACCCAGAGCGTGCGCTTTGGGAGGCTGATATCATTGCAAAGTATACAGATTGTAGTGTAAAGCACCATTTGACAGTTAAGGCATGGATTGATGCTGCATCTATAAAATAACTTAGATGCAAACATGATTGTCCGAAAGGCAAGCCAATGGCTTTTGCATTACAAGTTGACGAAAAGCTGTTTGAATATTGCACGCCTCGCCAACGCGAGATGCTGGAAGCAATTAACCTACATGGAAGCGCAAAGGCTGCATCACTAGCTTTAGGCATTAATGTGGGTGCGGCAAGTGACGCTTACATTGCAGTCAAAAAGAAAGCAGCGCGTTTTGGCTATGCACCAGAGCATGATTTCACCCGACCTGTCCCTGAAGGCTATGTAGCTAAGGGCGTCAGCACCTATTATAATGCTGAAGGCAAAGCGGCAGGACAATGGGTAAAGGCGTCACTAAGCCATGAGGCGCTTGTGGAGGCCATGAAGGAGGCAGTAGAGGGCTTTAAGGGTGAGATAGACCCAGCAAGCCCTATCGTTGCTCCATCGGCTTCTGACGAGCATCTGTGCAACCTTTATACGTTCACTGATTATCACCTTGGGATGCTGGCATGGCATAAAGAGGGTGGCAGTGATTGGAATGTATCTATTGCAGAAAAAACTATCGTTGCTGCTTTGGCACAAATGATAAATCAAAGCCCAAAGGCTCACACGGCTGTCTTAAACATCCAAGGCGACTTTCTGCATACTGATGGCAAGACGCCAGTAACGCCAGCGTCAAAGCACGTTCTGGATGCTGACAGCCGCTTCCCTAAGATACGCAAGTCGGCAATTCGCGTTATCCGCTCTCTGGTAGCAATGTCTTTGCAGCGCCATCAGGAAGTGCATTTGATTATAGCAGAAGGCAATCACGACGAAGAAAGTGCTGGCTGGCTGTCAGACTTGTTTGCGGTGCATTACGAAGAAGAACCGCGCATTAGTGTTAGCGATGCTGTCTTGCCCTTCTACGTCTTTGAATGGGGCGCTACCATGCTTGGCGTTCATCATGGGCACAAGGTCAAGAACGAGAGCCTACCGCTGCTGTTTGCGGCACAGTTTCCGCAAGAATGGGGCAGGACTACCCGCCGTGAGATACATTGCGGACATCGCCACCACAGGGACGAAAAAGAGTATAACGGTGTCACGGTAGTGCAGCATCCAACCTTAGCTGCTAGGGACGCTTATGCCGCCCGTGGTGGCTGGATTGCAGACCGTGCGGCATGGGCTATAACTTATCATAAAAGGTTCGGCGCTGTTGGTCGCGTAATGATTACCACCGAAATGCTTGACGTAAATTAACCCCACCAATCATCTTCCATCTCTTTGCGCTCTTGCGCGGTTGTTTTTGGTGCGGTTGCAAGTAAATAAGCCGTTAAGCCCAGCAGCCCCATGATTATAAAGAGTAATGGCGTATCGCTAGTCATTTGCTTTTTCCCTTTATTTCTACTTTCGTTTACCATTTTGCCTATACGCATGATATGCTGTTGTGCGGTTTCTCTCACTTGCCTTACTCTTTATCCAAGTCTGGTTATGAACGTAACACCATTCACAGTGCGGCACTTAAAGCATTTGCCATGTCGTATCGCATACTGTGACACATTTCGGCTAGTGCGCTTTGCCCAACCCTTTTCGGTGGCTGGCATAGTTTCTACATCACCGACAACCATTCTCCCCATTGGGTATGTCATTGGGCGGCTCATTTGCTCTGTGCCTTTTCTTGCTCTGCGCGTCTTTCGGCATATGTCTTGCCGTCTAAGCCTCTAAGCGGCCATGCGCTGTCTGATGATACACGGTAGGTCTTGCCCATAGGGGCTGCTTGTTTTGCCTTAATCATCTGCCAATACCTCTGGTGCTGGTTGCAAGCCTTCCATGAACTTTGCCCACACTGCTAAAGCGCCTTTTATGAATGGGCCATCATCCTGCTCACCATCTCTAATCTGGCGGATAAATTCTACATTGCCGTGCGTCATCTCTACATGGTCAGCAACTACACTTCTAAGCTCTACCAATGTCATTTTAAAATACCTTTTCTGTTACCAGCATAATTATCAATAGCGTGAGCCATGCGGTCACTGCCCAAAATTGAAGCTTTGTTACTTTAGTCATTTTATGCTTCCCGTTGAATGTAAAGTGCTTCTTCAAGCAATTCGTTTTGAATGTCGCGTAATTGGTTAAGCCGTGCGTAGTGCTTATCGCGGTCTGCAATGCATTGGCTAAGGTCGTTTGGATAGTCACGGCCATTTGGCGTTACCAGCTTGAGAATTTTGATGGCGCTTTCCAGTGCGTCGATTGCATCAATGCGGCCTCGCATTAAATCTTCTTTGCTTGAGCCGTTAATATTAATGGTTGGCTTAATCATGCTGCATACTCCACATAAACGCCGCGCATTTCAGCATCACCATGCCAAGGACGCTTTACTTGAATTGTGCGGCCATCAAGCGCAATAATATTTTTTGCGATTTGATTTGGCGAAAGAAAATACATTGCCAGCGCGTTTTTGCATAAGCCAGTAAGAGCTTGGACTTCTGTTTGTGGAATATCGTATGTCATTATCAGTCTCCTAAATGGCGGGATTATTCCCTTGCTGATGCCCTCTTATAAAAGCGCATTTTGTAAAATAAAAGCGTTTTTTTCATATTATGCAAAAATAATGGCGGGAAGCGCATTGCCACCCGCCATCTGGCTTAGAATAACGTGGGTTGCAAAGAATATTGCCACCCGTATTTTTTGATAACCGCCATTAGGCTTTCTTTAGTTAGCGTATGATGCCCAGCCTTTAATTGCGCTTTCAACAATGCTTCAGAACCATGTATGATAGCCTGATTGCTTTGCCTGTAACGAGTTTCTAAATATTCAGACGGAGCTGGAATATTCCTCATGCGCTTTGGCAATTTAGGGCGCGATTTAGTTATCATATTTGCTAACCTCAAAATGGCGCATCGTCTAACTCATCCCATGATGAGCCATCCGTATGCTTGATTGCAACAGGCGCACCAGCTTCAGAACGTGGCGCTGTATCAATGCTGCCAACTCGCACATTGAACTGTGGCTTGCCTTCATATTCGTCGTGCGTAAGCTCGCCAGATACAAAAACCTTAGTGCCTTTCTTTAAGCTGCCAGCAAACACTTCCGCTGCCTTGCCCCACAAGCTGCAACGATACCAAACACTGCCAGCATCTTTGCCAAAGCCATTCTTTACGCCAACATTAAAGCTAAGAACCTTGCTGTCGCGAGTGTCGCGCAACTCAGCATCCTTGCCAATGTTTCCAGATATTGTGATATTCTGCATAATATTCCCCTTAGCCGCCTAGTGCGTTCATGTATGTTTCAAGCAGGGCTTCGTATTCTGCCCGTTCGTGGTTTTCCATCTTACGAAGGCGTATAACGGCACGCAAGATTTTAACGTCATATCCGTGCGATTTTGCTTCGCCGTAAATGTCTTTAATGTCATCTGTAACGCTTTTCTTTTCAATTTCCATGCGTTCAATGCGCTCAATCAACAGGCGCAACATATCGTCGGTATTATCACTCATATTCTTCACTCCATTTTATATTATGCTTGCTTGCGTATGCGTAAATAAACTCAATCAAGTCTGACATCTCTGGCTTGGTTAGCCTTGATGTTCTAAACCCTATCGGGAAGGGCTGGTTATCCAACCCCATCTCAAATTTAACTTCATGCCCTAGTGCTGCCATAAAGATGCATTTCCACACTTCTGGTATGTGCATTCTGCCTTCTGGTTTTGCTCGACTAATATCAGATAGCATGGCCCACATTTTTGCATTCTGGTCATCGCTGCGCTTGGCGGCACTGACTTTGACAACTGCATCTACTGGAGCATGGTCGATAAGCTGGTGGGCTAATCGTCTTTGATGCTCACCGCGAAGCCAGACTGTTTGAGTCATACAGGTGGACTTTCGCCACTATGCGGAACTAAATGAGCCCCGTTCTGAATAGCATCCGCTGCATACTTACAAGCTTCTGCGTGCCAGTCGTGCTTACCCTTGGTTGTGCCATAAAATTTAGCCCAGCTTTTATGAATAATTTCTGTTTCTCGCAAATAAGCAACAATGGCTGCACGTTCTTGTTCTGCGATATTCATGATTGCGCCTCCTTAATCTCTTTTGCTTTTGGACTAGCTTTGCAAAACGCCTCAATCAAGCCTTCAATGTCAATGCCTTTCCAGAAGGTCTGCTCACCAACTGTATGCTGTTGATTGTGATGATTGCGGCATAATGGAACTACTCGCCAATCATTTGGCTTTTGTCCCATGCCTGTGCTGCTTCCAAAGCGGACATGGGCGCATTCAATAGGCATTTCTTCACAGCCATTAATACAGCAATGAAATGACCTAATAAAATTTAGATGCCCTTGTGACCGCCACCTTGCCGTGCGCCTTGGCTTCTTGGCAATGCGGTTAGGCAGCATTTTCTAGCTCTAAGGTATATTCAGCAATAAGAAGTGGCTCACCAAATCTATTAACCACTTCAATTCGCTTGGTATCTATTTTATGGCCTTCCTGCCGCAAGTCATAAATCACGGCGCTAAGGCGATAAATGCCAAGGTCGCGCCATGCTTCTAATGGTTGAATTGTGCCTTTTTCTTTAAGGTGCGATAAAACTCTATCCATTTGTGCCATTATGCGTCTCCAATTTCATTTAGTTTTTTTACGTCAGCTTCTACCTCTGAAAGAAACGTGCTGACTTCCGCTTCCAAGATTGCCAGCATATCGTTGTCACGCTCTACCCGCTGCACATAAAGCGTAAGGTGGTCTGGCATTCGTGGGTCGAAACTCACAAAGTCACACCACTGGCGGTCAGCACAGGCCATCTGCCATTGCATCTGCAAAAGATACTTATGGGCAACCTGATTGCTTTTTAGCGTTTCGATATGCGTGGCTGAATTAGGGCACTTAATCTCTAAGCACCCATTATCATCCACAAGCCCGTCAGGGCTGGCGTGAGAGCCAATAATGGTCGGGTGCTTATACAAGCCCACCTCAACCACATTACGCCCTGTAAGAAAGCTATAGGCTATTCTGGCTTCTTCCTCTTTTTCCACTCCCCATAACATTGCTGCACTGGTAAAGCTTTCTTCTTGCTGGCCTGTTAGCCGTTCGACCACCAGCTTGGCGCGAAGGTTAGCGCGTGACGCTCCCCAGCCTGATTTTGTCTTAGCTAGAGCGTCTGCTAGTTGGGAAGCGCCAAGGCTTCCACAACGTGCTGCAAACCATTCTGCGCTGCGTTGGATAATAGCTGCGTCTGTCATGCCAGCTTCTTTTCTAATGCAGACTTAACTATATCGAAGCGGCTTTCTTGCAATTCCGCAAGTGCGTCGATTTTATAATGCTTACAGAGTAAGGCTTTGTCGGTGTTGGTCTTGTCTACTAAGGCTTGCAATTCATCAAACTGCGCTTTGCTAATAAACTTATCCCGTGGCGCTGGTTCGCTCTTGCCTGTCGTAGCATCTAAAGCGTCATGCTCGACGATGCAAAGGGCTGCTGTCCAGAGGTATCGGGTGCTGTAT